TTACCGACCTTGTTCGTTTGCCTTCTGACAGTCCTTGCAGAGCGCCTTGCCCCCATTGCCGGGCACGCGGTCATACGAGGGAATTTCGGCACCGGGGCCGCACTTATCATTGTTGTGGTAGTGATTTTGGTTCTTTGAGTGAAAATCTGGGACTTTGGACATGTTTATTTTCTCCTATGGGTGACAATACCGCGATGGGTTACACCACTAACGCCAAGATTGATACGCATTTTAGAATCACACTTCGAGCATCGCACCACTATTTTCATGCCTTGAGCGTTATGCTCCCTCCGCTCTTTGGTCACATGTAAATCAGGCGATGGGCATGGACAGCGCAGTTCTTTCGGGCCAGTTCGGACGGCACTCTGCCACTTAAATTTAGATTTTTTTTCTGCCATAGCCTTGTTTCCTCCAACGGGCTTTTGCTGCCTTTTCTGCTATCTGTGAACGTTTGCGGCGGCTGAGGCTGGCGGCGCGAGCCTTACCGCCTTTCAGTCCGCCTAATCGCCCTAGAGCGACGGCGGCGGGGTTTTTGGGCGATTCGGCTGGCGGTTGGTATTTTGGGGCTTGGCCGGTCGCTTCAAGCATTATCTGGTAGGCCAGTTGGTTCGGGTCACGCGGGCGTTTCGATAAGCGGTCACGCATGAAGTCAGTATGGGGCAAGGCCAATTCCGAGTCAATACCCACAGTGGGCAAACTGACCCACTACCCGGAATTCACAGTAGGAGACTTATGAAAAACCTCAGCGTAGCAATCCTCTTGGGTTTTGCCTTTTTCGCGCAGTCCGCAAACGCACAAATAAACCCTCCCGCAATGGAAGGCTCGAACGATGTTCAAATAACCAGCACGCGAGTGGGCTTCGGGCTGGACTTTCAATTCCCCTTGGCCGACCAACTTCTCGCGACTCTGCACTCCAAGGCGGAGATTTCAGGCCTGGCGACAATCACGGTTGGCGGGGGTACCGAGCCTTCGAATAATGTCGTCTTCACCATTAACCTTCATGGCGGCGGCCTTATCTTCCCCCAGGGTGGGCCGAATTACGACAAGCTCTGCGTTATGACGCTTCCGCTTTCCGATGCCGTGGCCGGAGACGTTTACGACGTGGAACTCCACTGTGGGATGAAGCAATATTACGTCACAATTTACGGCGACAAGGCCTACACATGGGGTTCGATACGGGTCACGAACGAGCGCACCGGTGAGGTGACTTCTCATTCCTCAACGCAACCTATTTCACAGGACGGCTTGTTTGAGGTTGCGGGAATTTGGATGTGCGATCTGCAGGTTTATCAGGATGTTCCTAACACGGTCAACATCTACTCTCTTGATGTCTTCAGGGCACAGTAAAGAATTCACCAGCCTGTAAAATTTCCAGCCGCTATTTCCCAGCCGATGAGACTACTGATGATCCTAATGGCAGCGGCGGCGTTGCTGTTCCCGCAATCCGGCACGGAAATGAAAGTGGCGGATCTGCCGTCAATGACGCGGGTGCAGCCGGCTTACTATTCATCGCTGCCACCGGAGAACGGCGATTATGTCGCGTTCGATGGCGGATTCTGGTATTGCGACGCAGGTGAAACGCTGACAGCGGATCGCTCGAACGATCCGGATATCGCGATCTACTGCGAATTTCAGGACGGTGACCGGGAAAACGTCGGGGAGTGAACTCCCTGATTCGGAAATATTGAGCGATGCCTTATGCGGCGAAGAAGGTTTGCCAGCAACCTGGCTGCGGCGCGTTGTGCGAAGAACGTTATTGCGTCGCGCATGCGAGGAATGGAGTAGCACGAGGGCAGAGCAGGAAAAGCTTCGATGATCAGCGCGGCTCGGCGCACGCGCGCGGATACGGCCGTCAGTGGCGGAAGCTGAGGCTCGTTGTGTTGGCGCGCGATCCACTGTGCCGCATTCAGATCATGTGCGGCCGCGGCGTAGGGCACGAGCTGCCGGCAGCGAGTACGGATGCAGATCACATTGTGCCTAAGCCCGCTGGCGACGACTCACTCGATAACCTGCAAGGTGCTTGCCATGAATGTCATAGCTGGAAGACAGCCACGAAGGATTCTAACTTTGCGCGACGAAAGCGCGCGCGCTGAGGGTGTAGGGGTAGGGGGGTCTTTTTCTTCGAGGACCCGCCGCGCGGAGACCGTGTCACGGTCTCAAGCACACACCCGCGAATTAAAAATTTCTGTTTTGAGGGCCAACTTTGGGCGGTAAGGGCTGTGGCCGTCGTCCGAAACCGACTGCGGTCCGCAAGCTGCAGGGCAATCCCGGCAAACGTCCCCTCAACCAGGACAAGCCCACGCCCCAGCCTGGCGAACCACCCATGCCCGCGGGACTTTCGCTTGCCGCGCAAAAGGAATGGCGCACCATCGTTGCCGAGCTGCTCACTCTCAACGTTCTCAGCATCGTTGACGGCAAAGCGCTCGCCGCCTACTGCCACAATTTCTCGCGCTGGATGGAAGCGGAAGCGGAAATCGCGCTCCACGGCCTGATCGTCGAAGAACCCGTCACCAAGGGCCAGGGCGAAGCCGCCGTCATCGTCGGCTATAAATACAAACGCAATCCCGCCGTCACCATTTCCAACGACGCGCAGAAGCTGATGAAGTCCTTCCTCATCGAATTCGGTCTCACGCCAGCGTCCCGATCGCGCCTTCGCATTGAGAAAAAGGCCGATGAGGATCCGTTCGCCAAGTTCCTCGCTGGAAAGTCGCCTCAGCCGAACAATGAAACGCAAACCGCGCGCCCCGCGCCGAGTAAACAAGTCAACTAATGTCGCGCCTCGCAAAAAGCCTGCTCAGTCTCGCGAAGCGGCCGTTGCCTCTCTCCACCCGGCCGAGCAATATGTCGCCGACGTCCTCGCCGGCCGCGTACCGGCGTGCAAATGGATACGTCTCTCCTGCGAGCGCCATCTTCGCGATCTCGCTGATGGCGCTCGCCGCGGACTTCATTTCGACAGGGCCGCCGCGCAGCATGCCCTCGATTTCTTTCCGCTCCTCCGCCACAGCAAGGGCCGCAAGTGGGCCAACAAAGTTTTCATCCTGGAGCCCTGGCAACAATTCCTCACCTGGGTCCTTTTCGGATGGATGCGCGCCGACGGCACCCGCCGTTTCCGTGTTGCCTACATCGAAATTCCGCGCAAGAACGGCAAGTCCACTCTGCTGGCCGGCGACGGACTTTACCTTACCTTCGCCGATGGCGAGCCCGGCGCCGAGGTTTACTGCGTGGCCACCAAGAAAGATCAGGCCCGCATCGTTTTCAGTGAAGCCGTCCGGATGCGCGACAAATCCCCCGCGCTCTCCAAGCACATCGTTAAGTTTCGCGACAATCTCAATCACCCGGGCAGCTCTTCCAAAATGGAGCCGCTCGGCGCCGATGAAGACACTCTCGACGGCCTCAACATTTCCGGCGCCCTGGTTGACGAGCTCCACGCTCACAAGTCCCGCAAGCTCTGGGACGTCATCGATACCGCCACCGGCGCGCGCACTCAGCCTCTTATCATCGCCATCACCACTGCCGGTTACGATCGCGAATCCATCTGCTGGCGCGAGCATGAGTACGGCATCCGCATCCTCGAGGAGATTATCGAGGACGATACCTATTTCGTTTTCATCGCCGCGCTGGACGATCCCAACAAGTGGGAAGAGGAAAACGAGTGGGCCAAATGCAATCCGAATTTCGGCATGTCCGTCGATATTGACGATCTCCGCCGCAAAGCCCACAAAGCCAAGCAACAGCCGGCCGCGCTCAACGCTTTCCTTCGCCTACACCTCAATGTGTGGACCCAGCAGGAAACCCGCATCATCCCCATGGAGCAGTGGGCCCAGTGCACCGGCTTCGACGTTTACCCGAATCCGAAAACCGCGCCTCATCCCCGCGCGCTTCGTTCTGAACTGGAAGAACGGCTCCTCGGCCGCACCTGCTTTGCCGGGCTCGATCTCGCCAGCAAGTGGGACATCGCTTCCTTCGTCAAGCTCTTTCCGCCAACCGACGATCTGCCACTCTGGATCGTCCTTCCTGAATTCTGGATCCCCTACGATCGCGTGGAAGAGCGCGTCAAACGCGACCGCGTTCCCTACGACGTCTGGATCCGCGAAGGGTGGCTGCGCGCCACGGAAGGCAACGTCATCGACTATGGCGCCATCCGCGAAAAGATTCTCCGCGATCGCGTTCTATATGAAATTCGCGAACTGGCTTTCGATTCCTGGGGCGCCACCCAGATTGTTTCCGAGCTGATCGCTGAAGGCGTCGAGTGCGTGGAGTTCGTGCAGGGCATGAAATCCTTCGCCGAACCCATGCGCGAGATTATCGCCCTGGTCTATAGCAAGAAGCTGGCTCACCTTGGCAATCCGATTCTCCGCTGGATGGCTTCCAACCTGGTCGCCACTCAGGATCCCGCTGGCAATATGAAACCTGACAAATCCAAGTCCTCCGAAAAGATTGACGGCATCGTCGCCACGCTGATGGCCCTGGGCCGCGCTATCGCCAATCCCGATCTCGATTCCGGCGCGCCCGTGGTGTTCACCATATGAGCGCGCGCATGCCCCTATTTCAGCGGATTGCCTATGGCGCAGCGGTAATTCGCGCCTCGTTCATGGGCCAGTCGCTGCCGCCCATTGACGATTACTGGTGGCAGCCCCGCGGTTCCGATTCCTCCGCCGGCATGGCGGTCAGTCCCGAGACGGCCATGCGCCTCAGCGTCGTTTACTCCTGCGTGCGCGTCCGATCGGAGACACTGGCCGCCTGCCCTCTCGAAATCTTCCAGCGCTTTTCCGACGGCCGCGAAGAGCGCGCCACGGACCATCCGCTCTACCAGGTGCTGCATAACTCCCCCAACCAGTGGCAGACGTCGTTCGAATTCATCGAACTGATGCAGACCCACCTGGACCTTCGCGGAAACGCCTTCGCCCGCATCCTTCCCGGGCCCCGCGGAGCGATTGACCAGCTCATCCCCATTCACCCCGATCTGGTGAATGTTTATCGCCTCCCCAACGGCCGCCTGAAGTACCAGGTGCGCTCTCGCTTCACCGCGGAAATTGATTGGTTCACCCAGGATGAAATGTTCCACCTGCGCGGGCAATCGCAGGACGGACTGGTCGGGCTCAGCCCTATCGCGCTCCAGCGCGAAACCATTGGCAACGCCCTGGGCATGCAGGATTACTTTGGCCGCTTCCTGCGCAACGACGCCCAACCTCGGGGCTACCTCACCGGTCCCGGCACTCTTTTCCGTGATGATGCTGCGCGTGCGGAGTACAAAAATAGCTGGCAGAAGTCTCAGACCGGCGAAAACCGTCACACAACCGCCGTGCTCGATAGGGGGATGGAATACAAAACCATCGCCATGTCCAACAAGGACGCTCAGTTCCTCGAAGCCATTAAAGCCTCGCGCGAGGAAATCTGCGGAATGTATCTCGTTCCGCCGCACAAGGTCGCCATCCTCGAGCGCTCGACCAATAACAACATCGAGCATCAAGGAATCGAGTTCGTCACCGGCTGCATGCAGCTCATCGCCAACCGCTGGGAACGCCGCATCGCCGTAGACATGATTGACCCCCTCACGGAAGTGGTGGGGGACGGCCAGGGCGAATACTTCGCCAAATTCCTTCTGGACGGGCTGCTCCGCGGCGCCTTCAAGGACCGCATGGACGGCTATGCCATCGCCAAGATCAATGGCTTTCTCAATACCAACGGCGTCTGCCGCTTCGAAAACTGGAATCCTGTCTCGCACGAAGACGGCGGCGACGATTACTGGCGGCCGCTCAATATGCTGGTTAACGGCCAGGAACCTCCGGAACCCGCTCCAGGCCAGATTGGCACGGAAGATACGCCGGCAACGCCCGGCAAACCGGATACTGAAAACGATCTCGATAATCCTCCGGACGATAATCCCGATGACGAAGGCGCGGACGATCCCAAAGCTCGAGCCTTACATGCCCGCCTGAAGGTCTTCGCGCTCGATGCCGCGGGCCGCATGGTGCGCCGCGAAACCGCCGCACTCCGCAAGCTGAATACCCGCTTTGCCGAGGATCCCGCGGCGTTCCTTTCCTCCGCCGAGTATTTCTACCAGGAGCACGCACACACAGTGTCGCGTGCTCTCAACATTTCGCCCACCGCCGCCATGCAGTACGCCGCGGTCAATCTCCGATCGCTGGCCTTACAAAGTTCTGGTGAACGCGCCGCGGTTCTAGATTGGATTGAAGACACTGCGCCCGAGCAGCTCGCCACCATGGCCCTCGGCAAAAAACGCCGCCAGCGCAGGGAACTTTCCCAATGAGCGAGCGCATGTTCAAAAGTGTGGCCATGAAGGTTTTTCTCGCAGGACGGGAGAAGCCCGTAACGAGGACGTATCGCGCGGGGCCCCGCAGCCGCTTCACATCCGCCGGCGTCGACACACTGCTCGAGGAAGTAGCCGATCACCTCGAAGCGACTTTCCCCGACCAGGAATTCCGCCTGGTGCAGATCGGCCCCGCCGCCTTCAATTTTGTGGCCGCCCCACAGGAGCTTACCGATGAAATACCAGCACGTGTTTAACGAAGTCTTTCAAAAGCCCTGGGCCATCCTCCCCGACAAATTCAGGACCATCACCGCGCTCATCGCCCTGCGCGCCTCCGGGGAAAAACTCACCCAGCAAGAAATCCAATTGCGCCTGGCGCCGCAAACGTTCCACGCTTCGCGCGTATCCGGACCCGCCGGCAAGCAATTCGGCGCGGTGGCGGTGATTCCGATCTATGGAGTCATCTCCCAGAAAATTTCCCTGATGTCCCAGATATCCGGCGGCACAACTGTCGCTGGCCTTACGCGAGCGTTCCGAGCGGCCATCGCCGATCCGGCCGTGAAAGCGATTGTGTTTGACGTGGATTCGCCCGGGGGCGCCGTCGAAGGCATTCCCGAGCTGGCAGCCGAAATGCTCGCTGCGCGCGGCCAAGGCAAGAAAATTACCGCGGTGGTGAATCCCATGTGCGCGAGCGCCGCCTACTGGCTGGCCAGCGCGGCCGACGAAATCGTCATCACCCCCAGCGGCCAGTGCGGATCCATCGGCGTCTTCTGCCAGCATGAAGACGCTTCCCAGGCGCTCGAAAAAGAGGGCTTGAAAATCTCCCTGATTAGCGCGGGCAAGTTTAAGACCGAAGGCAATCCCTACGAGCCCCTTTCCGACGAAGCGCGCGCCGCAATGCAGGCCAAAGTGGACGGATTCTACGGCATGTTTGTGAAAGCCGTCGCTACCGGCCGCCGCGTCAGCCAGTCCAGCGTGAAATCCGGATTCGGCCAGGGGCGCATGCTGCTGGCCGATGATGCGGTGACCGAAGGAATGGCCGATCGCGTCGCCTCGCTCGATCAGGTGATTGGCAAACTCTCCGGAGGCGCTGCGCCCCGCCGCATGAGTGCGGCTCTTAGCGCCGCCCTGGTCGCCGGCGATTACAACGGTGGCTGCCAGTGCCTTGGTGATGGACAAGCCTGCGATGCCTGCTCGGCCGGCAACTGTGGGGCTTGCACCACGCGAGACTGCTCCGATGAGGCCTGCGCGGAAAACGGCTGCCCATTCCAGCAAGACGACGATCAGGATCCCGATAATCCCGATGCCAATTCCGCCGTTGCCGCGGAAACGATTGTGCCTGCTCCGGCCGCTGAAGTTCCGGAGCTGATTCCCGCGGCGAAATCTCTCGCCATGCGGGAACACGAGCTCGATCTCATCGAGAACGCCTAAAATCCCAAACAAATTTCGCCGGGAACTCCTCACCCAATGGTGAGCATGCCGGCATAAGGACCGATCGCCTGCCCGACGGCTAGCGCGATCGCGCCCACGCACCCGCGAAGTAACACCCCGTACCCCGAACGAAAAACCTACGACAGGAGAAACCCCCGATGTCTAACATCAAAGGATTGCGGCAGCGCAAGAGCGATCAGGAAAAAGCTCTCCGCGCATTGCTGAATAAGGCCAAGGCTGAGGACCGCGTCTTCACCGAAGCCGAGGAAACCGAATATCAGGCTGGCTTGGACGGCCTGAAGGCCACCGTGCTGCAGCTCGCGCACGAAGACGAACTGCAGGCCATCGAGCGCGGCACACCCGTCGCCGATGCCGAAAATGCCACTGGAATGTCCGCCAAGACGGGAGGCTTTGCTTCTCTCGGTCAGCAACTTCAGGCGGTCGCGAAGCACGCTCTCTCCCACGGCAGCATCATGGATCCGCGCCTTATGGCGGCCAATGGCCTCTCCGAAGCAATTCCATCCGATGGCGGATTCCTCGTCCAGAAGGATTTCTCGGCCGAGCTGATCCAGCGCATCTATGACCTGGGCGAAGTGGCCAAGCGCGTCCGGAAGATCCCCATCTCCGGCACCTCCAACGGCATCAAGATTAACGCCATCGACGAAGACAGCCGCGTTGACGGATCCCGGTGGGGCGGAGTTCTAGCCTACTGGGTGAACGAAGCTGCGAACTTCACGAAGTCCAAGCCGAAGTTCCGCCAGATCGAACTGCAGACCAACAAGCTCATCGCCCTGTGCTATGCCACCGATGAGCTCATGGAAGACGCCGTGGCCCTCCAGGCCGTCATCCAGGAAGCCTTCTCGGAAGAAATGACCTTCAAGACCGAGAACGCCATCATCAACGGCACTGGCTCCGGCCAGCCGCTCGGCATTTTGAATGCCGGCGCGACGCTGCAGATCGCCAAGGATTCCGGCGATTCCGGCGCCACCGTGGATGCCCAGGATCTGATCAACATGTATTCGCGCATGTGGCCGCGCAGCCGCGCGAGCGCCGCATGGCTCATCAACATCGACGTCGAGCCGAAGCTCTACAACCTGACACTCGGTTCCGGCTCCGGCGTGATCCTGAGCGATCTTTCCCGGATCTATGTTCCTCCCGGGAACAACAACAATGCGTACGGGATGATTCTCGGCAAGCCGGTGATCCCCGTGGAGTATTGCGCCACGCTGGGAACCCCCGGCGACATCATCCTCGCCGATCTGAGCCAGTACCTGCTCATCGACAAGGGCGCGCCGAAGCAGGACTACTCCATCCACGTCCAGTTCCTCACCGATGAAGGCGTGTACCGCTTCGTCTATCGCGTGGACGGCCAGCCGAGCTGGAAGAAGCCCCTCACCCCGTTTCAGGGCAGCAACACGCTGTCCCCGTTCATCACCCTGGCCACCCGCTCCTAATTAGGAGCGATCCACCCTCCGGGCCCCGATTCGTCGGGGCCCGCTGCTTTCCAAATTTAGATTCGAGGAGAAAATCCATGAAGGGATTCGTAGTCGCACAACAGGGCCATGTGGTCAATGCCCTGCCGCCCGTCAGCGCCAGCGGCGGAAAGACCGCGCAGGCTTTTTCGATGGCCGATTATCAGCACGCCACCATCATCATCAGCCTCGGCGCGCAGGCCGCGCAGATGACTTCGATCGTAGTGAATGAGTGCACCAGCGCCGCCGGCGCCGGCGCGACCGCCATTCCGTTCAACGTCTTCAAGCAGGAGGTTTCCGGCGCATCGGATGATGTGCTCGGAGCGCTCACTGCCGAAACCAGCGCGGGCTTTCAGCCTTCGGCGAACGCCAATATTTTCTACGTCATCGAACTCGATGCGCAGGCGCTCGACGCGGGCTATGACTATGTCCAGGTGGTGCTCGCCAATGGCGCCAATGTGGATCTAGCTGCGGTAATCGTTGTCCTCAGCGGCGCGCGCTTCGCCGAAGACCAGTCCCCCACCGTCTGCGTGTAACGCCAGGCGGACACCAAGGTTGTTCCTCCCGAACTGGCAAGCACGCCAGCTCACAAAACGGAAGCGGCTCCGGCTCCCCCCGGAGCTGCTTCCGGCCCCTCTTTTTCGAGGTAGCCGATGTACTTAAAAATCCTCACCGGCCGTTATGCCGGCGAGATTCAGGAATTTCCGTTCCCCGTCGCGCAGGATCTGATCGCCAACGGCCGCGCGGTGCGTGTTAATTATGAAACCAAGGCCGTCGATATCATCCAGCCGCCAGCCGCTGTCCCTGCAGCTCCTGCAGCTCACGGCAAAAAGCAGAAAACACGAAGTCGAAAATCTCTGACCAACTAAATGTCCACTCTCGCCATCATCACGCCGCCCATCGCCGAGCCTGTCTCACTGGCCACCGTCAAGCTGCACGCCCGTATTTCTTCAGGCGATATCAGCCAGGACGCTCTGATCAGCGGAACCTATATACCGGCGGCGCGCGAGGGCGTGGAAAGCGATTCCGGCCGGAGCCTGGTCAACAAGCTATATCGCCAGTCGCACGATAGCTTCCCTCACCTCCACGAAGGCAGCGGCTGGGCCGGATCCGGAATTTACTATTCCGCCGCGCCGCGCTACTCGCGCGACCACCATCTTGAGCATCACCAAATCAAGCTGCTGCGCTCGCCCGTCGTCAACGTCGCCTATATCAGCTACATCGGGACGGACGGAAACACTTACACCCTGAATCCCACGCCTTTCCCCTGGCAGGCCAACAAAGCCTATGTCATCGGCAACCAGGTGGTGGATTCCAACGGCAATCTCCAGCAGGTTACAGCCGTCTCCGAAGCCGGAAACATCGGAGTCTCTGTCAGCGGATCCACCGCACCGGCGTGGAATCTCAGCGGAACGACGGTCGATAATCAGCTCACCTGGACGTATCAGAGTGCCGCGCCGGCGTCCAACGTGCTTCCCTCGCCTCAGCTCGGCGATTTCATTGTCAGCATGGATGCCGAGCCGCCGCGGCTTACTCCGCTCTATGGCCAGGTCTGGCCGGCTACGTTGCGCGTTCCCGACGCAGTGCAGATCTATTTCACCGCGGGCTACGGCAGCGACGCGGCAACCGCTCCTGCGCAATTAAAGGTCGCGCTGATGGCCATCGTCGCCGACATGTACGAAAACCGAGAGACGCTCACCGATGTGAATCTTTACGTGATCCCCAATCACATCGAGCGCCTCATTGCTCTTAATCGCGTTCGCGATTACAACCCCACCCGGTAAATTTAAGGAGAAACAATGACCAAGAAATTCCGTAAGCTGCTGCACGTCGCTGGATATTTCGCACTCGCTCTCGCGCTGTTGCTGGCGCCGGCCATGCCGGCATTCGCCACATCGCCCACCAACATCAACGCGCAAACTCCCGTCGGCCCGTATCCCACTGCAGTGGGCTCTGGCGCGCTGACCATCAGCTCAACCGCCGCGGACACCACCAATGGCAATTCCACCGTGCTATCGGGCCACGAAGTGCTCTGCGCGACGAATTCCAGCGGATCCACCGCCTATACCATCACAATCAATTCGGTCGCCGACCAATACGGCCGCACGTCGGACATTACCGCCTATTCCATAGCCCTCAATACCACCGCGTGCTTTAGCTTCCTCGGCGGAGTGACGGGTTGGAAGCAGTCGGACGGCACAGTCCATTTTCAGGGTTCCAACGCCCTGATCCTTTTCACCGTTTACTACGTCCTCCGCTAAAAACAATTAGCGGTCTTTTCCCCCCATGCCATCGCCACGAATAGCTGCTGGAAAATTGCGCCACCCGGTGGAGCTTGCCCATCCGAATACCACTCAGGACAGCTCCGGCGGGTGGTCCAAGAACGACGCCAGCAAATATGCCAGCGTTTACGCCGAGATCGTCACGCTCACCGGCAAGGACCTCTATAACGCGCAGCAGCAGGTATCTGAGGCCACTCACCTAGTTACCATTCGCTGGATGCCAGGAGTGCTCGCCAAGGATCTGGTCTGGTTCAACGACGCCGAAGGCAACACGCGAACTTTTCAGATCGAAGTAAAATTAAACCCCGATGAAGTCGCCCACGTCCTCCGCCTGATCTGCGTCGAGCGAAACGATTCCGCAAATACCTGGTAATGCCTGGCGCCTTCGATATCAAGGTGAAGCTGACCGGCTTTGCCGAGTTCGAGCACAAGCTCGAAGAATTGCCTCTCAAAGCGGCGCGTCACATCGTTCGGGACGTCCTTCACCAAGTGGGGGAAGTCTGGCGCAATGCCATCGCCGCGCTCGTGCGCCGCGGCGCTCACCACGGCGGCAAGAACGGAAAATCCGTAGCCAACGACGATCCGGAACCCGCCGGCTTCATTGCCGAGAACATCGCGATTGTGATCCGCACGAAGAGCGATGTCTCCGCGACGATGAGCGTGGGGCCGTCCAAAAAAGCATTTTGGGCCAAATGGCTCGAATTCGGCACCGGCCCGCGCGTGCGGGGAAATGAAACCCACGGCCGAAACCTTCACGGCCTGGCCCGCAAGATTTATCAGCGTTACCAGAGTGGCGACCGGATGCCCGCTTTTCCTTTTGTCCGGCCGGCATTCGACGAAACGGAGGGCGAGGTTCTGGAGAAGCTCCGCCTTGGCATCCGCCAATCGCTCATAGATTCCGGCATTCCTCTCGAATAAACCGATGCTGACTGACGGCCTTTACAATCTGCTCTCGACCTCCGCGGCGATCACCACGCTTATCGGCACGCCGGCAACGCGCAAAACCACGAGCAACGGCACGGTCAACGACAGCGGCATCTTCTTTGTTTCAGCGCCGGAAGGAACGCTCGCGCCCTACATCGTCTATTCGCAGATCTCCGGCACCGGCAATCCGGTGTTTGAGGGCGAAGACCCGCTGCAGCGTGGCCGCTTCGAATTTTCCTGCTATGCGGTTTCCGCCAAATCCGCCAAGACGCTGGCTCGCGCGGTGAAGTCCCTGCTGCTGGGCCTTTCACAGACCCTTAGTGACGGCACAATCGTTAACGAAATTACCCTGGCCAGCGAGCAGGACTTGTTCGAGGACGGCCCGTTTCAGTACCGCACGACGGTGGACGTGATGATTCTCTTCACCGATATCGGAAGTTAATTTTTCCAGGAGAAAAACATGGCTAATGAAAAAGCACAAAAAATGCCCGCGGGCACGTTCAAGGCTGGCGACAAGGTCCGGCTGACCGATCCCGACGTGCTTCCCAAGCTCGATTCGCGCGAGGGACAAGTGACCGGCATTTGCTCCGACGGCCGTTGCGTCCGCGTGGCTTTTCCGGGCGAAGTGGATCTGAAGGGCAAACAAAAATCTCTCGCTGTCTGGTACGGCGTGCTCGAAACCGTCAGCTCGCCCGCCGCGTCCGTCGCCCCCGCAAAACTGTAA